TCTGTGAGCAGAAAGAAAACTGCTCGCGGGGTCGGTGCCGCTAAACGAGGGTTTGGCAGGGCTATGCGTTAAGCATGGCCTACCTCCAAAGCAACATTCCACACTTTAAGGCGTGGGTAAGAAGGGAATACACGGTTAATCATGAGCGATACCATGGCGAGTTTTTACACGCTATGGTTGTCGCCGTGACCACCATGCCTACTCGCTGTCTTTCGTTTCAAGTTATCTTTACTGGATGCGAAGCTGATGAAGATGAACCCAACGTACATGGAGGCGCCATGTGGGCAAGAATGCCCATTACCGCGCTGGTCGCTGATACGCCTTTTGAGGAATGGCCTGAGCCAATGCCTGTCTGGGCTGCTCAACCTTGGGATTGCAGTTCTCATACTCATGCTGTTTACGTCCTTGACCGTTGTACACCTTGTCCTTGGCTCGCTAAGATTGATGGTGAATTTTATCCTGCGAAATATCTTTTTACGGTAGACTACGCGGAGAATGAGATCGCTGATGATCCGGCGCAGCATAAGCAGTCGCATGTACTTGAGTTGCTTGATGCTGGCGAATGGACTGGAAATATTGTAGCGTTACCAAACAACAGAGTTAGGGTGACGCACCCTGCTTGGTTTCAGACGGGTGAAGGTGCTCCGGACTTTAAGCCGTCACAGCATATTCATTACAGCAAGTCTGACCTAGATTACACGTTAGATGTGAATCAGGTGTTTGATAACTTGTATGCGGACAAGGAATAATTTATGAAGTCTAACTCTGAGATGTACAAGAAGGTTATGCGCCTGCTTGAGGGCTCTGAAGATGAGTCTTTGCTTGAAGACCTTCGAGAGAATGAGGGTGATCTTATGGATTACCTAACGGAAGAGATGCCTGAGAGAAAGGGTTCCGTTATGATCATGATCAAGAAGGGCAAGAAGGGCGATGATCTTGAGGAAATGTTCCCAGAAAAAGACAATCCCCGTATGAAGTTTCCGGAATTCAAACGCGGCGGCGAAGTCAAAAAGAAAAAGCCCAAGATTACGTTCAAGAAGAAGAAGGGTTTTGGAACCAAGTGGGAAAACAAGTGGGGCTAATGAATGGCTATTGAACGCGGTGTCGATGACGTTGATATCAGTGAGCTAGATATCGAAGACAATTCGAAAGAGGTCCAGATTGATGTAGAGGATGAGTCTTTTGACGAGATCCTTGGGCCTGGTTTTGATGATGAAGAAGGTATAGAGACTCTTGAAGACGGCACCATGCTGATTGGCATGCCGCCTCCTGTGCAGATGGGAACGGACGTTGAAGACTTTTATGAAAACCTTGCTGAAGTTCTTGATCGTGCTGATTTAGGCCGAATCTACAATGATTGTGTTGCCGACTATAAGTCTGACTTGGCTTCTCGCCAAGAGTGGGAGAAGACTTACAAGGAAGGTTTAGAGTTCCTTGGTATGAAGTTTGAGAACAGGAGCGAGCCTTTTGAGGGTGCTTCTGGGATTGTTCATCCTTTGCTTGCTGAATCCGTCACGCAGTTCCAAGCGCAAGCTTATAAGGAAATGCTGCCGCCTGGGGGTCCTGTAAAGACTCAAGTCGTAGGAATGGGTACGCCACAGACTGACCTCCAGGCCGCGCGGGTACAGGAATACATGAATTACCAGATCACTCAGGTTATGCGCGAGTATGACCCTGAGACTGATCAGATGTTATTTTATCTTCCGCTGTCGGGTAGTGCATTCCGCAAGGTTCACTTTGATCAAACGCTTGATCGACCTGTATCGCGTTTTATTCCATCTGAAGACTTGGTTGTACCTTATGGCGCAACGAGTTTGGACAATGCTGTTCGGATTACACACGTTGTTGATATGCCTATCAATGACGTTAAGAAGCTTCAAGCTGCCGGTTTTTACAAGAAGTCAAAGGCTGCTGAACGCTCATCTAGCTTTTTAAATGATAGTGAGATTGAGGAGGAGCTTGATGAACTCCAAGGTGTTAAGCCATCTGGCACTTCCAATTCTGACCAGTGTGAGATCCTTGAGATGCACGCTGATCTTGATATTCCAGGGTATGAAGACCTTGATGCAGAGGGCGAAGAAACGGGCATTAAGCTCCCGTATATTGTCACCATTTCGCGGTCTCAGTCTCAAGTTCTATCCATTCGCAGAAACTACAATCAAGAAGATCCTATGCGTAAGCGCATTGATTATTTTGTTCAGTATAAGTTTCTACCTGGTGTGGGTTTTTACGGCTTCGGTCTAACGCATATGATTGGTGGTTTGTCCCGTGGGGCGACTTCTATTCTTCGGCAATTGATTGACGCGGGTACTTTAGCGAATCTTCCTGCTGGCTTTAAGGCTAGAGGTATTCGTATTCGAGATGCGGATACGCCTCTACAGCCAGGCGAGTTCCGAGATATGGATGCACCGGGAGGCTCATTGCGTGATGCGCTAATGCCTTTGCCGTTTAAAGAGCCAAGCGCCACCCTCCTGAACCTGCTTGGCATGTTGGTTGATGCCGGTAAGCGGTTCGCCTCAATTGGTGATATGCAGGTAGGTGATGGTAATCAGGAAGCGCCGGTCGGGACAACGATTGCGTTGCTTGAGCGCGGTAGCCGCGTTATGAGCGCGATTCACAAGCGATTGCACTATTCGCAACGTATTGAGTTTAACCTCCTTGCGAAGCTTTTTAAGGACTACCTGCCACCTGCCTATCCATACATGATCGCTAATGGTAATCCTGGGATTAAGCAGCAGGACTTTGATGACCGAATAGATATCATTCCGGTCAGTGATCCCAACATTTTTTCTATGAGCCAGCGCGTTATGCTTGCTCAAGAAATGATGCGGATGGTCCAGTCTAATCCTGAGATCCATGGTCCGATGGGAATGTACAATGCTTATAAGCGCATGTACGAAGCGATGGGTGTTCAGCAGGTAGAGCAAATACTGCCACCACCTCCGCCTCCACCACAGCCTATGCCGATGGCACCTGCTATGGAGAATGCAAACTTCATGATGATGCAGCCTGCAACACCGTTCCCAGATCAGGATCATGAAGCGCATATTGAGTCGCACATTACGGTTTATAACTCTGCGGTTGTTAAGACAAACCCGCAGCTTCGCGCTATGATTCAAGCGCATGTTTACCAGCACATTGATCTCATGGCCAGACAGCAAGCGATGCAAGATCCAGAAGTACAGCAGATGCAACAACAAATGCAGATGATGGGGCCTCCTCCGGGTATGGGGCCTCCACCTTCGGGCGGACCCATGGGTGCTCCTCCAAGTGGTCCTCCAGGCGTCAACCCTTCAGCGATGCCTCCACAAGGAGGGGCTCCCGTGGGACCCCCACCTCCGATGGGCGGACCACCTCCGATGGGGCCACCACCAATGGGAGGAATGCAACCACCTGGACCTCCGCCGCCTAACCCTATGCAGGCGATGATTGAGGCTAAAGTTGCACAGATTACCGTACAGTTGATGGAGAAAGTTGCTCCGATCTTTGAAGCAGAAGATTCCGACGATCCACTTGTTGAGTTACGTCGAGAGGAACTTAACATTAAGTCTATGGACTTAGAGCGTAAGGCTAAGGAAGCTGAACAGCGATTTGGACTTGACGAGGAACGCATTGAGAAGGATTATTCAATGGATCAAGAGCGTATGGATCTACAGGCTGATATTGCTGACATGAAGAATAAGACTGCTCAAGATAGACTAAAGCTTCAAGAGTCTATACAAATGGCTAACGTAGCTGAGAAAATGACCAAAAACATATTTGGGAACTAATCATGATTAAGAGAACAACAAGCTTTAAAGAGCCTAAAGTAGACAAAGGCGGATTCACTGTTAAGGATCAAGGCCGCGTTAAGTACGCGTCTATTGAATCTGTTGAGGCATCTGCTTCGCCTAAGCCTGGTATGGGCAAAGGTAAGTCTCGAGGCGGTGGCGCGGCACAGCGAGGTACGAACTTCGAAGGCGTATTCTAATGAGCGGCGGAATGTATGGCCAACAACCACAACAACGACATCCCGCCGATCAATCTGGTCCTTCATTGATGGGTGGAATGCCACAATTTAATATGCAGGCGATGTACTGATGGCAGGAAGAAGAAAAAGAACAGTAGGGAGAAAGCCATCTTCAGTGGAAAGAGTCGAGCCTGTCTCAAGAGGAAGAGGGGCCGCTGTAGCACCTAAGTCTAGATATGCTGTTACTCGCGGACCTAATACTGCAAAGATCAAGGCAGCGGCTGACGCTAAAGCGGCTAAAGAAGCTAAAGCCGCGGCAGATAAGAAAGCTGCGGATAAGGCTGCTGCGGATAAGAAAGCTGCTGATAAGAAAGCTGCTGATAAGAAAGCTGCGGATAAGAAAGCTGCGGATAAGGCCGCGAAAGCGGCAGCAGATAAAAAGATTGCAAATGAAAGATTAAGGGAAGATAGAGAAGCTAACGATAGACGAGCGTCTAAAGAAGCTGAGAATAAAAGAATTGCTGAAGCAAAAAGAGTTGCAGAAGAAAAAAAGATTAAAGAAGCTGCAGATTTAAAAGCAGCAGCCGCTAAAGATGCTGCTGAAAAAGCAAAAATTAAAGCTGAAGAAGAAGCTGCAATTAAAGCCGCGAGAACAAAAGCTTTAGAAGTTGAGAGAGCTGCTGAAGCTAAAGCTGCTGCCGATAAAAAAGCACGCTTAGAAAAAGCTGCTGAAGCTAAAGCTGCTCGAGAAAAAGCTTTAAAAGAAGCTGAAGCTTTAAAAGAAGCTGAAGCTAAAAAAGCTGCTGAAGCTAAAGCGGCTAAAGAAAGAGCGGATGCTAGAGCTGCTAAAGAAGCAGCGGATAAAGCTGCTAAAGAGGCTAATCTGTCTAAAGCGGCTAAAGCAGCAGCAGATGCGAAAGCTGCGAAAGTTGCTGCAGATAAAAAGGCCGCAGATAAGATTGCTGCTGAGTTTGCAAGAGAAGAACGAGAATCTAATACGAGAAAAGTTCAAGAAGCTGAAGCAAAAGCAATAAGAGATGCAAAAGATCGAGCTGCAGCAAAAGCAATTGCAGACAAGAAGGCCGCAGATAAAGCTGCAGCAGATAAAGCGGCGGCGGAAGCAAAG